AGCCTCTTGAGCAGCCTGAGAGCCCCACATGCTACCTACCCCAGCCAGAGCAGGATTAACAGCCCCTGCAAGGGCTCCACCAATAGCACCGCCTGCAGTGCCTGAAGCACTGCCACGAGGGTTATTAAAGATGTTATATAAGGCCATGCCAGTGCCAATGGCAGGGTTGACTCTGCCTGCTAGGCCCAGGCCAAACTTTAGATACTTACCATACTTATTCCAATTACCTTGTAACCAGTCCAGAGAATTATAATCAACGTCTTGTTGTTGAAAATCTGGATTGGCATACATGTTATTAGCTCCAACAGCATTGTCTGCTAAAGCTTGGTCCATAAAACTTAATGGGCTTGCTTGGTCAGTGTAGTTAATGTTTTCACCAGACATATTGACACTTCCAGCAGAGGGATCAATGCCTGCGTATGGGTCTGCTGTCGATTGTGAAACATCACCAAAGCTTACAGCATCGCCTGTAAAGCCATCTCCAAAAGAACTGCCAGAGCTGAAAGAGCCGGGAGTAGGAGAAGAGTATCCATCTGTACCCATCCCATCATCAAACTCTAGGATGCCAGTACGTGGGTTTACTACACCAGAGCCACCTAATGTTTTAAGTAGTGAAGCCTCTTCTGGATTAATATGAGCAAGGAGTGTATCCTTGCCCCGACCAAGGCTGGCGAGCCTACTTGTCATTTGTTTGGTCTTCATATATCCTTTACGGCTTTGTAGAGCCTAAGTTGGCTAAAGAGAGAGCACCTAAAGTGGAAACAGAGACTCTCCAATAGTTTCCTACGGCATCTTTAAGTACAATGCCTTTACCATTTACATTAAAAATAATGTCATCTGCAGAGTCAACTCCTTTGGTTATTCTACCAGCAGAGTTGAGTCCTGCTACACCATTATTACTATCTTTATCTGCTGTAGTTAAATGTTGTGGCATATTATGGCTTAGTAGTTCCAAGATCTGTTGTTACCAACACACCAGAAGTGTTTACAGATAGCAGCCAGTAGTGTGGAGTTCCTGCTGCATCTTTTAATACCAAACCTCTTGTAGCTAAGTCAACTATAAGATAGTCAGTAGTGTCTACCCCTCTAGAGCTTCTAGCGTTAGTAGCCTCAGTGTGCTGTGCTGCTGTTAGGTGATAGCGTTCTGCAGCGCCGCCACCTTGAAAGCTTTGTAAATCATTGTGTTGTCTGGTAACAAGATCAGTTAGATTACTACCTGCTTTATTAATAGAAGCCCATAAAATGTTAGATTGATTATTAACAAAGTTAACTAGTTTAACATACCAATCAATCCAAGCATAGCTACTCTGAGCCTCATTAACAGGAGCTGGTGGGATAATGTCAGCCATATTAAACCTTCCACTCCATTTTTGCTGTCTGAATCCATAAAGAACGGCCACCAGAATAGACAAACTGCACCGTTGCATAAGCAGCGGCCAGCAGCGTTGTGCTAAGGTCTGTTTTGTAAATAGCGTTCCATGTTACAGCACCAACAGGGGCAGCACTTTGTTTAAATATAAACGTAATAATGTCACCATCCTTATAAGGTCCAGTTGGAGCATTAACTGTTATACCACCAGCAAGGAGCGTTAAATCAAATGTCTCAAGTGTGCCCAGGTCAGGAGTGAGTGTTGCTCCACCTGCTGTGGCCCCTTGCTTACGTCCCTGCAAGGCAAGTTGTCTAAATGCTCTTGAACCAGAGGCAGCATCTAGACTTACATATGGTCGACTACTATTAGCCGCAGTGCCTGTCTCTGCTAAGAGAAGTTGCGTTCCACGATTCATAAGTGAAGCTACTGGAAGAGTGCTTACCGGAGCAGGAAACCCTTCAGATACAAAAGCATTTGGAGAGCCTCCAATTACTACGTCGGTTAGAGTTGTAACATTCTGCCGTCCAACACAAATTAAGGTAGATGAAGCATCTGCATTTACAAAGTCACGACCTCCAGTATTCTGAGGAGTATTTCCAGCAATGTCTGCACCAGTCCAGGAATTCAGGTCAATAGCCTGCCCTAGCATAGTGTTACAATTGATGAAGCATCCTTTGACAGTCAGCCCCTTGCCGCCGGTACCAATAATATGGCTTGTTCCATTGGCTTCCATGTAAACACCAAAGAAGCTTGTATTTAGACTCTGCTGCAAAGCACCAACAGTTCCAGTATCAAGTAGGACACCTGCTGTACCAGCATTTTGGATGTATCCCCCAACGAAGGTAACAGCCACTGTTCCACGTAGTCGTACGTTGTAACTTGAAGCACCATCTAGGCCAATACCTGCAATTGTAATTGCGTTTCCGTTGTCGTTGATGTCTAGATTTACACCACAATTTTCAATAAGAGGAGCATCTTTTGCCTGAATAGACCAATTAAGTTCCTCAAATTGTAGACCAACTCCCTTGAATCCAGAAATCCAAAGACCACCATACTCCACGCGGCGGCGCACGTTTTTCTCAAAAATGACGCCGTTGAGCGACGTTGACGGATTCGTTGTTTTTATGACTCCGTTTCGGATGCCAAGGGCGCTGACGGTTGAAACGCCATTGCCAACAGTTACAGCAGTGCCGGATACAAAGTCAGCAAGAATAGAAGACCCATTAAGGTCTAATACTTGGTAGCTGTTTGCAATGACAATACCAGAGGTGATTCGATATGTTTTTCCTGGACGGCACATCGCCACACCACCAGAAGCTACTTTAGCTAAAGCCGCTACAATCACTGCGGTGTCATCTGCTACACCGTCACCAACTCCAAGAACAGGTACTGAAAACCTTTCTACTAGGTCCTGTACTGTCCCACTACCCTCTAAGGCTACAAGTGAGGCCCCTTTGCCATTGGCTACATCACCAATTCCATAGGTAATAGCATTAGTGTCGTTTAACCACTCTTCGGTAATTACTGTCCCTAAAACAAAATTTGTATCCGCCATGTTTAATGAGCCCCAATGTTAATTTCAAGCTCTAGGTGCTTCATACGCAGAGGGTAGTTATCTGTATATAGCAATCTAAAACTTCTGTTTCTAAATCTCCCTGTACGTCTAGCAATAGGCATATTGGAAAATACATTTATATTTTGTGAGTTAGTAGGATTGTCTGTCCAGTCGTTATCACTCCATTGGAGAACAACGTTAGATGTTCCTGTAGACAAATGTCTGTCACATACTAAGGAAACTCTATTACATACTTTCCAGTTTACACTACCAAATAAACTATCTTCTGTTGTATATGAACAAGTAAAATTTACATCTTTATCATTATACACTATCGGAGACAAGATGTCAATAGTTGTAGAACCAGTATTTGAAATGTATTGCCCACCATCAAACTTAGCCCACGCTGCTTCAGGTGAGAATATGCCGGAAGGACTCCGCCACTCAAACCACATCTTCTCTTCAATGTCGTAAGCCCAAGTAGTTTCTGTGGTAGTTAGTACATAGAAGGTATGACCATCAATAGATAGGATAACACCCTTTGCATTGTGTGCTTTACTTTGTGTAGCAAAATCAGTTTGTAGTGCTTGGATAGAGCGTTCTACTACACTATTGGAAATCTTATCTACCTTAAAGTTTTCCATTCTGTAAACAGATATGTTATTACTCTTATCTTGTCCTACAAAGAAATGTTCGTCTCCTACATTATTATATGCAGAGACATATCCAATACTCTTAAAACCAGAGTCTTGTCTTTTTAATGGTGTTCCAGTTTCATTAGCAGCATCCCAAAAGATTTCTAGGCTGTTATATCCGATAGCAATAATGTAGTTTTTATTCTGGAAGATAATCCTAATGCTATCAGACGACATTTCTGCATCAATGTCATTACCTGCTGTCCAAGCATCAAAGGTGTCTACATCACTATTATAAATGGTATTACCTTTTGATAGGAATACAAAGCCATCTAATACTACAAAATAGGGATTAAAGTCTGTAGGCATGTCTGCATCTGCTACAGCAGCTCCAGCAGTGTCTGGGTATGTTCTTAGTTGCTGGCTCCATAGATTGGTACCATCACTGATAAGAATGTATACTTCACCAGTGCTTTTCTGGAATGTCTTGAAGCAGACATCTCCAGTGGTAGTAGCAAGCGTACAAATCAATGGGGTGTATGAAGGGCCAGAAGGAATATATTTATATACTTTATTTCCTACAGCCCAGAAATAGATGTCTTCTTGTTCTTCATAGAAATAGCCTCTAATTACATCAGAGGCTACTCCTTTACTTAAAGAAATAGCTGTAGCTAAAACACCTGGGCGCTTCTTAAGAACAACATCTCGTTCTTTATTTTCTTGAGATACTCTGTCATAATAGAAATTAATAATGTGACTATCTCTACGCACACTGTTAACACCACTACGTAAAGTAGATGTATCATCAAACTTAATAGTTTCAGTTCTATACGTAGAGTTTTGTGGTGTTCTAGTAAAGGCCATTATCTCATTCTCATTTCTGGTTGTAGATAGAGCGAACTTTCCTCGTCCCCATATCCCTGTGCCTGTTCTAGATATTCCTTAGCACTAGACTTAAGCATCTGGCGGTCCTGTAAAGGAACACCATACTCAGGGGCTATGCTGACAGCAAGCTCATAGACAAGAGCATCTGTCCAATATGCAGGAAAGTCAGGAGTGTCAGAGGCAGAGAAAAACCCATCAAACTCTTTCTGATAGACAACAGTTAATGCTTTTGTTGCCGCTGTTCCAGCATCTGGTGTAGGCCAAATTGTAAGTTCCCCATTTTCCAGATTAGGATTAAAAGTAAAATGGACAGGAATACCAGAGGTAGTAGAAGGCAGTCTATTATAGTCATAGCGGCTTTTATTAATAAGCTCATACTGCACTCCACCAGTTAAGTCACGAAGCACCACTTGAGGTGTTTTAAGGGAGTTGGGAATAGTGTATGTTGCTGTACCTGCTACAAGAGTAACAGGAAGTTCTGTACGCTTCCAAAGAGCCATTCCTAGCGTAGAGAATCTAAGGACAATATTATTAAGTGCTTGAGAGCAGTTAGTGACACTTTCTGTAGAAGGAGTTTCCCCTTCTGCTAAAGCACCACACTTACGTAGAGCTGCTTTAATAATGTTGTCTCTATTAGACTCGTATGAAGTGTTTCCTGATGTAGCCATTACATTCCTTAATTAAAAGGCCCATCTGGAACAACAGAGGCTGCCTTAAGTTCAACAAGTGTTTGATAGGGGATAGAAGCCTCACCAGCTCTAGCACAGCCTGCTTCTGCTAAACCTGCATAAGCAGAGCTTCCCCATGCTGTGCAAACAGGAATAAATACATCTGCTGCCCTATTACGAATAACAGGAACAGATAAACCACTTTCTCTTACACGGATGTATTTCTGTGGGTGGTCATGTTCAAAGTCTTTTTCACAAACAATTAGACCACGCCAATCTTTTTTTACTTCACTAAATTTAAATTTATAGCCACAAACATCACAAATAATATTGTGGCTTCCATGCTTATAGTATGTCCCTGGCATTTGCTTTCCTTATATATTCAGCAGCATTCAGGATTCTTTGGTAATTGTCCTCTAAATTTCCTAAAGCAACATTACAGGAATTACACAGAAGTCCTCGAACTTTTCCAGAAGTATGACAATGATCTACACACAAGGGTCTAATTTTTCCACCTTTTCCTAGAAAGGTTTCTGGACGAAAACAAATAGCACATGTATTGTTTTGTGTCTGTAACATACTGTTGTAGTCTTCTAAAGAGATCCCATAAGCAGCTTTTAAATTTG